AGAAAGGACATGGTACGTATAAATTTGCCTTACCAATTTGGTGAAGTAAACAAATTTTAAGTAATGATGCTTGGTTTACTTGTTTATCCTCAGGTAACGCATTATTAAAACGAACAGCATAAAACGCGACTCTAAGTAAATGGTCAACAAGACCACCTTCAAAGGCATTATGTAAGCTATCCATTGTAGATGCTGGGGCTTTTATGAAAGATTCACCCAAAAATTTCATGAGTTCATCTGTCATAAACTCATACTTTGTTGCTGTTTCAAAATATTTTTTAGTATTAGAAACAATTTTTTCTTGTGTTAAAGACATTGATTTTTATATTAAATAATTGTTATTCATTTTTACAAATATACGCATAAAAAACATAAAAATCAATGTTTTTATAATTTAATTTGAAGAGTCACCACTAAAATTTATTCTAGGGTTTCTTTCATAATAATTTAAATCTGATGGTGGAACACTAGGTGTGTATGGTAAAATCGTTTCAATTGAATCTAACACATTTTTAGATTCTTTAAGAGTTTCAAAAATATCATAGTTCTTTGTTTCAGTCTCATGGTTTTCAATTATTTTTTTATCTTTTTTGAAATTTTCAATTAAATCTCTTTCATTTTCTGGTACTATTTTAATCCCAGCTTTTTTAAGTTTACCCATGTCTTCAACGCGTTTCATAACTTTTAATATTTTTTCAACGCTTTCATCTTTTTTTGGTGTTTCAGTTAATAATTGTTTTTCTTCTTTTTTTTTAACTTCAACTATTTCAGTTTCGTTACTTTCATCTTTTAACATTTCAATCATGAAATTTAAAAGCATTTTTACATCATCTTTTCTAGACATAGTTCTGATTTTTTATTTTTTGTTAATTGTAAATATAATTCTCTTCTTTGTCCAGTAACACTTTCCATTGAATAAACATCTTTTACAGTATTGTATAAGTTTTCTTGTAAAACAGAAATCATATCTGGGTTTTGAATAAGTTTTTTAAGTGAAGAATACCAGTCTTTGTGGTTTTTTCTAGTTTCAATAAGAATACCGTTGGCTGTTTTATCAAATTCACCACCAAACTTAATCGCGTTGGTTAAATCTAATTTATAAGGTCCAAAATCTTGTGCAATAATTGCTTTATGGTGAAAACCAGCTTCAATTACTTTTAATTGACTTTTAACTTTATTAAAAACATTTTCTTCTAATGGTGCCAAAGAAATATCAAACAAATTATAGTTTGAAGCGTAAGTTGAAATTGGTTTTGTCCAAACTCTTCTATATGGTTCGTTAGCGATATTTGGGAATTCATCCTGTGTAAACCTCATTAAAAAGTTTTTATATTCTGGACTAACAATATTGTAATTATCAGTAAAGATTTTTTCATAACGATACCAAACGCTTTCCATAGGTGTTATTGCTCTAACTTTTTGTTCACCAGTATTTGTGTCAATATCAGTATGTGTACCTCTAGTATCAAAACCACACAATACAAATTGTACTTTATCGATAAGGTTATCACTTTTTAATTTTGAAACAACACCACTAAGAATTTCTAAATCTTTTAAGTGAGAAGAACCACCTAACCATCCAATTCTAATTCTATCAGATTTTTCTAAATTGGGTGTAAATTGTTTTTCTTTTGGGTCAACAGCGTTAGGGATTACAAATACATTTTTATTGTATTTTTTAATCTCATCAGCAAATAACGGTGTTGTTGTCGTTACATTTCTAGCAACTTTAATATTATCTAATATTTTTTTATCTAGACCAGCTGATTTAATAATATGATAAGCTGGGTGGTGAGTACCTGGAGCCCAATAATCATCCAAATCCATAATACTAATAATCCCTAGACTATCTAATTTATCTAACAATTGAGGCATTGTTTCATAAGACCCTAATGTTCTATGGTAATGAATAACATCATATTGTTTTAACCATTCATCATCATTTAATTGTGGTTCATAATCGATATCGATTGAAAATTCATCTGAATATAATGTTTCTAATGCGATGTGTGGATTTGTAGAACGAAAATAACCAACCCCAGTTCTATCTGAGGGTACTACTAAAACTTTAATTTTTTTCATAAAAATATTTTAAAACTTTTTTATTGATTTTAAATATATTAAAGTTAAAATAATAGTAAATAAAAAAGGGGTAAAATACCCCTTTTTTTTAATTTTTTCTTTTTGTTTGTATTTTACCTTCTTTAATTAAAGTGTTTATGGTTTTTTTAATAGTTTCTTCTGTAACTGTTTTATCATAAACTTGTTTAAAAAATCGGTTAATCGATTCGTCAATCATATTTTGTAAATCAACTCTGCTAATTGTTATCATTTCAGAATTTTCACTTTCTCTTAAAACTTTTCTTTGTCCAATTTCATTAGGTTTTCTAATAGTAGCACCTGTTAATTTAGCTATTGCTTCCGCGCTAACTTTTGAAGGTGGTCCACTAAGTCTAGGGATTGGGTTTTTTAACATAGCTTCTTTTACAATTGGTGGTAAATTAGATGCCATGATTTGTTCTGCTGTATAATTATTATTTGAGATAACACTATTGGTATTAGTTTGATGATTTTCATACAACGGTTCTTTTTCATCAGATTCATTATATATTGGGCTATCATCAAACATAGATTGATTATAAGATTCTCTAGGGTCAAAATCCCTACCTTTAGTCGCTTTCTTTTCAGGTTCTCTGGATTCAACGACATTCATCACTTGTTTAGCTTTATTTAATATACCAAGTCTTTCTAATGCACTTACGTCAACTGGTTTTGGGTCCATATTTTATTTATTTAATTCTAAATTATTTTCATCATCTTCTTCTGGTTCAACTATTGGTTCAACTGGTTTAGGAACTGGTTTAGGTACAACTCTTTTCATTGGTCTAACCACTGGTTTAGGTTGTTTGGCTGGTTTAGTTTCTGGACCCACTTGTGGTTTTGCAGTTTGAGATTGTGTAACAGGTGTACCAACTTTTGGAAATAAACTTTGTTGTGTTTTTTCCATTTTTTTGGTAGTACTTGGTGAATACACGTAATCAAATTGTGCTATAGTTGGTGTTGAAGCAACTGAACTTGAGCGATTACCATCTTTATTAAATTTAAATTTAGGTTGATAAAAAGGAACTTTAGTTATTTTTAAATTCGACATTTTAGCTAAATTAAATTTTTTCCAACCTTCAAAACTTTCAATATTACCAGTTCTTGGGTTGACACCTCTTTCCATCCCATCTCTACTTATTTGATAAGCATCGATTAAGTCATTAGCTATGGGTTTTTTTGTTGAAATGTTTCTTTGATGTATTTGAACGAATCTGTTTGATGTGTTACCGTAATCATCAGTATAATCAAATGAAACATGATAAAACTTACCATTATCACCAGCCAATATTTTTTCAATATCACTAACAGGAACCGCTTCTAAAAGCTGAACCGCATTAAAAATTTCTTCTAATATAATGTTTTGATAAATATTGTAAAGTTTCATGTTTTATTTTTTTTAGATGATTACTTGTCCTACGTTTAACGCCGTGTTAGGTGTTACATAGTTTGAACCAGCAATTTGTGTTGGCCCGTAACCCCAAGTACCTGCATTTAAAGTAACTTGTGGGTTACGTCCAGAACCGATGATAGCTGTTGCGCCATTTATATCTTCAACGTTACCACCGTTATAATTAAAAATAGCACCATAAACACCATTACTAACACCATCACCAGTACCTCTACCATTGTAAGGTGATAAAGTATCAGAAACAGCATTTGTGTGACTTAAACCGTATTGGTCATTGATGTCACCAGTTATTTGTGGGTTTTTATAAGGTCCTTGAAACGCGTATTTTGTCGTACCAATTCTAGATTGTTGGATTATTGAAAGACGACCCGAACCTGGGTATAACGGATTACCGTTTATCGCGTAATATTCTAATGGTGACTGAGCACCGTTATAAATTTGTGGCATAACTTTATATTATTTTATTTATGTTATTGTTATTCATGTATTCTATTAAATATTTGATATTTGAAATTTCTTCGGTTAAGGCTTGACTATTCGAAAGAATTTTTTTTGTTTCCCCACCAGAGTGGTCAGCTTTTTTAGTAACTTTAGCTATACTAACTTCAGTACCGTTTTTTTCATCTTGATATGTATTGTTAGGGTCTGTAGTATTTGTTATTTTTTTAGATAATTTATCTTTTTTTCTTTCAGCTTGTACTAACCTTTCAATTTCAACATATCTATTTTGCCCACCTAAATTATTATATTCAAAACAGTTTCCGTTTCCTTCACAAACTTTTTTAGCATTCTTTAACCTAGAAAATTCCATAGCATATGCTTGATGAGCTTTTGTTTCACCATTTTTACTATTAATTTGCTTATCGGCTATATTACTATTCATTATATATTTTTATTTTTAGGTTTATTTTTTTTAGCTTCTATAGCTTTTTTTAATTCATCTAATTGTTCATCTGATAAATTACTATCTTCTATTGAGTCAACAAGTTTAGCTACTTTAGGATTATAGTTTTTATCGGTAACGTCATTTGTTAACTTTTTTTTAACCAAATCCTCAATAATTTCATCTAAGTCTTTTTTAGATAGAATTTTTTTATCTTCACTTAATTTACTAATTTGACCATAGTACATAGGTAAACCACCTGTAGTTGAACCACCAAAGCTATAAACAGCAAACCATGGTATGTTTTGTCTATATCTAGAAAAAACTTTATCTGTTGTTGTTGACTTACCTTTTTGATAATCTGAATAATCGTTAAAGGGTTTATCAACTGGTCCAGTCTCTATTTCTTTGTCTTTTACTTGGTTTCTATCACCACCATCTGAAAATATATCACCACCAACTAGTTCGTCCAATTGTTTTTTATTCATAAATCTACTCATAATTTATCTTTTCATATAAATATATTGAAAACATAGAATATTTATAATAAAACATATAAATATGCCTTTTAGAACAAAATTAGACTTTTCAAGTAATAGACAAGTTAAACAATTTGAGAAAACAAAAACGATTTTATCGGGTGGTACATCATTTGGTTTAACATTTAACGATTTAACAACAGGACCAAACCCTTTAACAAGTGGTGAAACAACTAGTCAATCATTTGTTGCTAGTACATTCTCTGGAAACAGTGCGACAACAGTTTTCAATTGGTTTAACCCAGCAATGGCTTTGGCTGAACCTTATTTTTCTGCGTTAACACCTTCAAACTCAGCGACAACACAAACAGTTGATTCTGTTTTTGGTGTTAGTAGCACAACGGTAATTGATGGGAACACAGTAGCGCTATCTTATTCTGGTGTTGGTTTTGATATAACAGCTATAGCTATGTATAGTTTAGGTGGTGGTGCTTATTCTGGTACAGTTGAAACCGAAGAATTGGTTTTTTATTCTGCTACTAGTTTAGATTATACAGGTAGAACTATATGGGTTGATGTTTCTGGAATGACTAGAACTGAAAGACTTATCGTGACTAACAGTCCACAAATTGGTTATGTTTTAACATGTAATGATTCCGAAGGTATGGCAACATGGAGCCCAGTTACTGGTGTTACTATTAGTGGTGGGTCGATATTATGGTCTTCTGGTACTGGTACTTATTCTTTAGCAGCTAAAAATCATGGTTCTATAGCTAGCGGTAATTATTCTATAGCATATGGTGATGGTAATATAGCTAGTGGTGAATATTCACATGCTGAAGGTGGTGGTAATATAGCTAGTGGTGACTCATCACATGCCGAAGGTGCTAAAACAACAGCTGGTGGTAGATATTCACACGCTGAAGGTTATTATACAAGAGCAAATGGTCAATATTCACACTCTGAGGGTAGTGGTACAACAGCTAATGGTGAGGGTTCACACGCTGAGGGTTTTAACACAATAGCTAGTGGTGTTACATCACATGCTGAAGGTAGCGGTACAAGAGCAACTGGTCAATATTCGCATTCTGAGGGTAGTGGTACAACAGCAAATGGGTTAGCTTCACATGCTGAAGGTTGGAACACAATAGCTAATACTACTGGTTCACATGCTGAAGGTGCTAGTACAATCGCTAGTGGTACTTATTCACACGCTGAAGGTATTGGTAATATAGCTAGTGGAGTCGCTAGCCATGCTGAAGGTGGTTATGATAGTAAATTAGGTTATATCCCTACTTCGGCAACTACAGCTAGCGCACACGCTGAAGGTGTTGGAACAACCGCTAGTGGAGTTGCTAGTCATGCTGAAGGTGCTAGTACAATAGCTAGTGGTGAATATTCACATGCTGAAGGTGGTTTCACAATAGCAAGTGGTGATTATTCACATGCTGAAGGTGGTAGCACTAAAGCTATTGGTGGGAATTCACATGCTGAAGGTTCTAATACAATAGCTAGTGGTAGTTCATCACATGTTGAAGGTAGTGGTACAATAGCTAATGGTGATGCTAGTCATGCAGAAGGTTGGTATACAAGAGCGACTGGTACAACATCACACGCTGAAGGTTGGAATACGATAGCTAGAGGTTTTGCATCACATTCTGAAGGTTTTTTTACTATAGCTAGTAATACTGGTTCACACGCTGAAGGTTCTGGGACAACAGCTAGTGGTGTCGCTAGTCATGCTGAAGGTGGTGCGACAATTGCTAGCGGTAATTATTCACACGCTAGCGGTTCTGGTTCAACAGCTAGTGGTAATTATTCATTTGTTGGTGGTTGGAATTCTAGGGCTAACGCTGATAATTCTTTTGTCTTTGGTGAGGAATCAACCATAGATAGTGGTGCAACGAATTCAATAGTGTTAGGTTCTAATATTTCTGGTACCACTTCTGATACTTTATATACAAATTTTTTAAATTTACAGTCAGTAGTTGTTGCCGCTGATAACGCGGCAGCTATAGGTGCTGGTTTAGAAGTAGGTGCTGTTTACAGAACATCAACAGGTCAATTAATGATTAGATATTAATAAAACAATATAATGGGAAATATTAAAAATTTTAACTTCGACAAACTAAAATTACAAATCTCTAATAGTGATTATTGGGATTTTTATTTGGCCAATGATGAAACATCAGGTGGTTGTGATTCGTTGTTGTCAGGTTCATGTTTTGTTGTTTGGTATGATTTTAATAACCCAGATACGTTTTTAAGCGGTTCTACTAACAACATACATAGTCTTGTTAGTTGGTCTGGAGCCACAAATTCTGGTTATACGTTAAACACAATAGGTCTTACTGGTATTGATAACGGTTTGATAACTTTTGATAAACAAAGCGGTGATACAACGAACCAAGCATTATTATCAGCATTAACAACTAGCACTTTAGTAATAGAATCTGGTGACAATGGTTTAATTATGAATAGGGTTACTGGAACGACATCTGGTTTAACGTATACTTTATTACCAACATCTGGCCCTGAAGGTGAATATATTCAATTTTTAGGTGGTTTTTATCAAGGATTCTTTAAGTTAGATGGTTACACTTATGAAGTATTACCTACTAGAGTAAATCAATCATGGGGTGCTGAATTTTGGTTAAAACCTGAGGATATTGACCCAGTAGGAACAACACTTAATGACTTATACCCTAATAATAAAGGTTTTTTCTTTTATATGGGTACTAGAGCTGAAAACAAATTTTGGAATCAATTTTACGGTGCTGATACAGGTTGTACTAGCGCGTGTACTGCAACCGCGTGTACTAGTGGAGAAACCGTTAGTGAATGGTGTACAATACCTAAAGAAACAGACATTACAATTGTGGGTGATTTTGGAATCGGAATACCTTTATCACCACCTCAAGTTACAATTGATTTAATAACAAATCAATTCCTTATATATGGTAGAGGTTCTGGTCGAAAAAATTTTGAAACTTATACTGGTGACACTGGTAGTTTAGTTATACATGATGAAAGTCATGAAATATATAACCCTAATTGTAGATGTAGTAGATGTAATGGTCCTATGGATGGTTTGGGTTCTAAGCATGTTTGCAATTATGATGGAAAAGGAATAGCTGTTGCTAGAACTAGAATGGTGATTTCAAATGAAAATAACCCATTTTTAGTATACGGTAGAGCAGCACTAAGTGGTGGTTGTTCAACTTATTGTCATGGCCCTAACGATGGTTTTGGTAATCAAACAGTACATTCATTTAGTGGTTTTTCTAAACCTATGACTGAATTAGATTATAAATTAGACATAATAGATAATGCTTTAGGGTTCAGAATTACTGATGATGGTAAAATAGGTTATAGGTTATTAACTGTAACTGGCGGTTGTCAAACAATTAACAACGAAAGAGTATATGTTAGTGGAATCACTATTGAAGAAAAATACTCGCTACCAGATATGGTTAATTTCGATGAATGGAATTATATTGTTATTAAATTTGTAACAGATTATAAAGATGATTGTGATTTAAAAACAGCATCTAGGCGTAAGGGTAAACTTATGTTTTATGTAAACGCTAAACTTAAATTTGTTGTTAACGATTTTGATGAATTTATCGCTAAAAGACTTCAAGAATATAAGGATAAACAAATTGGTGTTCCTTTTAACTTTAGTCTTGGTGGTGGTTCTCAAGGTCTTATGGAAAGTCAGACCTTTGATGGGTTAGACCCAAGAGACAGGGATTTACCAATCGAAACAAATTTTGCTGGTACTTTTGTTGGTTCTATTTCTCAATTTAAATATAATATATGTGAATTGAAATATTGTAATATAGTAGAAAATTACAATGCTGGGTTAAACCAATATGGGTTAAGTGCAACAAATTATTTGTTAACTGAAAACGAATTTGATATAGTGACTGAAGACGATGAAAATATTTCGTTAGAATAGAAAAAAATTAATATTTATATAAAAAAACATAAAATGCCAAATAGAAAAATAAGTCAATTACAAGCAAACGCTAATCTAACAGTTAGTGATATATTCCCTATTGTTAACAGTGGGACAACAAAAAAACAAGACATACAAGGGTTGTTAAATTTTTTAACACCTTATTTTAGTGGTAACACAGAACTTTATATCACAGGTGGTACATATTCTGCTGGTACTGCTGTGTTTACCAACAGCACTGGCGGTACATTTAGCGTTTCTGGATTTAGTACTGGTAGTTCATTTACTGGAGGTACGGTATCTGGTGCAACTAGATTTACAAATGGTCTTACAGCAAATACAATATCAGCTACTACATATCAAAATTTACCTTTAGATATTAGAGTAACTGGTGGTACTTATGATGAAAATAGTCGTGTTGCTACATTCACTAACAACACTGGTGGTAAATTTGAAGTTTCTGGTTTTTATAAACCTTTATGGTATGCTGAACCTAGTTCAGCACCTGGCGCCTCACCAATTGTGGCTGGTACTAACAGTATTGCAATTGGTGATAGTGCAAATGCATCGGCTGAACATATGTTTGTTGTTGGTAATAGTGCTGGTGTTGCGGCTAATGGTTCTGCTTTCTCTAATTTTATTGGGACTTCTGCTGGTAAAGATGCTAACGATTCTTATTATTCTAACTTTATTGGTAGAGAAGCTGGTGATGGGTCTAATGGTTCTAATCAATCTAATTTTATTGGGTATCAAGCTGGTTATAGGGCTACAAATGCTAGAAATTCTAATTTTTTAGGTAATAGTGCTGGTATTAGAACCGAAACTGCTGAATACTGTAATTTTATTGGATATCAGGTAGCATCTGGGGCTACTAAGACTAGATATTCAACATTTATTGGATATCAAGCTGGTTATAATACTAATTCAGATTATTCTATTATAATCGGTCACAAAGCTGGTTTAAATTCAGCTGGTAGTGTTAGTGACAATAACATTATCATAGGTACTAATATAACATTACCACCAAATACTAAACGTCAAATTAACATTGGTGGTATATTGTTTGGTGCAAATGTTTACAATAATACTGAGACTGAACCTATCTATTCAGCTAGAACAGATGGTGCTATTGGTATAAATGTTGTTGAACCACAAGCTAATTTACATATAGGTCCATCAACAACAGCACAAGCTCTTATGAGACTTGAGGTTGGACCAGCACCTTCAAGTCCAAATGATGGTGATATTTGGTTAGAAAGTAATACTTTAACTGGTTTAAAAATAAGAATAAGTGGTGCTACTAGAACGATAACAATAACTTAAAATTATTTTTATAATTATAATAAAACAAATAAAATAATTAAAAATATGGAATTCTCAATAAATAAAAACTCTACACTTCCTGTATTAAAATTAGAATTAATACAGGATGGTAGAAATGATTTTCAAAAATTTCACGAAAAGGTACAAAATGCTAACATTTATTTTACAATGACTGACGTCATAACAGGTGTTAAACGTATAGCAAAAAAACCTACTGGAATTGAACAAGTAGAACCAACTAATTGTGTTGGTGATGAATTTTATCTAACTTATCAATTTACTGAAAGAGATTCTTCAGTATCTGGTAGATATGTTGGTCAGTTTGAAATTGATTTTTTAGACGGTACTGGAACCCTTATAGTTCCAATTAGAGAAGAACTTTTTATTAACATTTTAGAAAGAACAATAAAAAAATAACATTAAAAACTTGCTTTTTTAAAAATAAAATCATAACTTTGTGTGTCACAAAGTTATTTTTTTTTACACTCATTTTACTTGTCTAATAATAAAATGTTTAGTATATTTGCAATAAAAAATAAATTATGAGCCATACTGAACAAAAAGTTAGCAATGAAAGAATAGAATCTTTCTTACAAGGTAGTGACCCTCAAAAATATATTGTCGCTGTTGAATCTTATTATGATAAACCTTACGTATCATTAGTAGTTAATGATGTAGAGGAAGGTAATAAACGAATAGAGGAACACAATTTCCAACCATTTCTTTGGTTTAAAGAAGATGTGACACAATATCTTTATCAAGGAAAACGAATGAAAGTTATTGAGGCTAGTAAACATTTTGGTGTTAAAATCACCAAATTAAGAACATGGTCTGAAGATGGTTTTATTCCTGATAGGATGGAAAATGGTTATATTTATATGGCTAAGTGTAAAAAAAACTCTAACGATTTAATTAATTTTTTTAAAAACGGTGGTGTCGATATCTTTAGTAAAGAACACCAAAAATCTTTTATCATGTTCAGCCCTACTGAACAATTTTTAATTCAATCAGGTAAGCGTTTATTCAAAGGGTTTGAGGATTACGATGATTTGCATAGATTACAATTTGACTTGGAAACCGAGGGGTTATTTGCAACTAGAGATGCAATATTTCAAATCGGTGTTAAAGACAATAAGGGTAACGAAGCGGTTATAGAAACAATAGGTGATTCACCTAAAGATAAACGTGAAAGTGAACGTCAAAATATTATTAAATTCTTTAAAATAATAGAATTTTTAAAACCAGACATTATTGCTGGTTACAATTCTGAAAATTTTGACTGGCCTTTTATATTTGAGCGCGCCGAAAGACTTGGATTACCAGTTACTGAGGTTGCAATTACTCTTAGCAGAGCATCAAAGATTAAAAGAAAACCAGCAACACTTAAATTAGGTGGTGAAACAGAAGCTTATAATCAAACACATATGTTTGGTTATAATATTTTGGATATTTCACATGCTGTTCGTAGAGCAATGGCTATCAACTCTGAGATTAAGTCTTGGGGATTGAAGTATATTACACAATATTCTGAAATTGCAAAACCTAATCGTGTTTATGTGCCAGGTGATAAAATAAACGCAACATGGGCCGATAAAGAAAACAAATACGCGTTTAATGATACCAATGGTGATTGGTATAAAATAACTGAGACAAATCAAATACAAGATGGTTATGTGGTTAAAACAGGTGCTTTCATTGTTCAAAGATATTTGATTGATGACCTTTGGGAGACTGAACAAATTGATAATATTTTCAATCAAGCTAGTTTTCTTATCGCAAAAATTTTACCTACTACGTTTCAACGTTCATCAACTATGGGAACGGCTGGACAATGGAAACTTATTATGGCCGCATGGTCGTATGAAAATGGATTGGCTATTCCAGAAACACAACCTAAAAGAGATTTTACTGGTGGTTTGTCACGTTTGTTAGAAGTAGGTTTTGCTAGAAACGTATATAAATTAGACTTTGCTGCATTATACCCTAAAACACAGTTAACTTGGGATATTTTCCCAGAATTAGATATAACTGGTGTGATGAAAGGTACATTAACATATGTTGTGGATACGCGTGATAAATACAAGTTCTTAAATGGTAAAGAGAAGGGTGTTTTTAAATCTTTGGAGAAAAAATTAAAAGAAGAAAGTACTAATATGTCACAAGCTGAGATTGATAAACTTAAAAAAGAAATTCAAGAGCATAAGGCTTTGGCTAATTTGTATGATAAAAAACAGTTACCTCTTAAGATTCTTGCAAACTCATGGTTTGGTTCATATGGGGCACCATATATCTTTAACTGGGGTGATACAGATTCAGCTGAAGAAACAACATGTCGTGGTCGTCAATACTTGAGGCTTATGGTACGTCATTTTACGGAAAAATACGGATTTAGAGCGCTAGTATTAGATACTGATGGTTGTAACTTTGCAGCTCCTGATAATTTAAACGATTTTTCATATGTTGCTAACGGTACTCATTGGAAAACTGAGGGTGAAGGTGGTAAAACACTTTATGGTATCGATGCTGTATTGGCTGAATTTAACGAAACGTTTATGATTGGCCGAATGGGTCTGGATTTAGATGACGTGTGTACCTCTACAATTAATTTTGCTAGAAAGAATTATGCTAATGATATTGGTGGTAAGATTAAATTAGTAGGAAACTCTATTAAATCTAAGAAAATGCCAGTTTATATTGAGGAATTCTTAAATAAGGGTATTAGAATGTTATTAGATGGTGATGGTTATTCATTTATTAACCATTATTATGAATACGTTGATAAAATATACAACTATAAAATCCCATTGATTAAAATGGCTTCTAAATCTAAGGTTAAATTATCAATAACTGATTATAAGAAAAAAGCAAAAATGAAAAACAAAGCTGGTAACCCTATGCCAAAACAAGCGCACATGGAATTAGCTATGTTAAATAATTTGGATACTAGTTTAGGTGATGTATTGTATTATATAAACACTGGTACTTCTAAATCTCAAGGTGATTTGCAAACTATCTGGGAAAATAAAATGACCAAAAAACAGCTTGAAAAATGGTATATTAACAATGGTCAAGACTCTACTCCACCTGAAGCTAAAAGCACTCTTAAAATAAACTGTAAGCTAATCATGCCTGATACGGTTGAGCGAGATTTTGAGGCTATTAAAGAACTTGAAATGTTGAAAAAAGCTGTTGAAAAAGTAGGTGAAGAAGGTGGTGATGTTAACCAATTTGATGCTAGAATAAAAGAACTGGAATCTACTTTATTTACTGATGAATACAACGTTGCTAGATATTTAGAAGCTTTCAATAAAAAAGTTAAACCATTGTTAGTTTGTTTTAGTCCAGAAATCAGAGACCAAATTCAATTATCTATAATTAAAATTAAAGATAAGGAAACTAAAAAAACATTTGAAGTCTTAAAGGATAGAATTATTTTTACTAAATCTCAATGTAGTTTAATTTCAGGTAAACCTTTTAGACCAGTCGACCAAGATTCATATGAGGATTTAATGGTTATGGAAGATAAAGAGATTAAGTTCTGGGAACGCGTTAATAAAGTCCCAAATAATATGGAACTATCTGAATGGGAAGAAATCAAAATAGATTACTATGAAAGAATGAGAATAGCTAAAGAAGAGGGTATCGTAGAAGAAAAAGAAAAATTAGATGAAATCTTTAAAAGATTAGAAGTTAAGGATTTTTCACTTATAAGAAAAAAAGGTGAGTTACCTATCGATATTTTTATATTATGTGATATTGGTGAGAACGGAACTTTGATTTCTAGAAAGTGGGGAGAAACTTTATGTCATATTAGAGAAATCTTTAAATATGAAAAAGAATCTAGAGAAAGAGATAATTTTTACAAACTTAAAAAATATTCAGATGGAGATAATCGTTATGATTTATGGCTTGATTATTTAGAAGAATGTAGAATCATGAGTGGTGAAACAATTAATATTAACACAGAAGAAGTTGAAATTGATGATTTGACTTTATTGGGTAAATTAAAAGAAAAAGCTGATAGTATTGTAATTGAAAAACCAGTCATTGAAAAGAAAAAGAGAACTTACTCTGAAAATGAGGATGATGAAGAAGAATTAGAAGAAGATGAAGAAGGAAACCTTATCAGAAGTGATGAAGAATTATTGTTAGATGATGAATTTGATGATACATTCAGTGAAGTACCTGAAGGTTACGTTGTGGATGAAACAGCAATTGTAAATGGTGTTGATGAAGAAGCTGAACTTCATGAAACTCCTGAAGTTGTAGTTAAAGAAGAATCAGAAGAAGATTGGGGTTTTTAGAAATAATAAAGGGGCTTTCGCCCCTTTTATTTTTAATATACCCAGAACCCTAATGGTCTGTATTTCATAGCTTTATTAAGACTCTCAGCTTCTGTCGCACCTCTTTCTAATTGTTTTGTACTAGAAAGTCTTTCAAGTCGCGCGTCTAGTCTTTCCAGAACTGCTTTTTTCTCTTCGTTACCCTCAGATATCAATGTTTCATAATCCATAGTTCTTTCAGCCTCAGGCGGTCCTACAATACCACCAAATTTACCTCTAGTTCTACCCAACGCTCTTTTAGCTTCAGCAATAAATAATTGACGGATAAGAGTTTTTGTTGGTTCGTTAAAATCAGCAAAATCCAGTTTTGCCAACGGAACTTGGTTAGGCATTTTTATAATATCTGGGTTGTCTTGTCTACATTGGTCAATATTTTCTGGTGTAGTATCATAATAATGGTACCATACTTGACATCCTGTCATGTTAATAGAACTACCAACACCACCAATACCTTGACCGAAAGAAAGTTTAGAACCTGGGGTGCTCATTAAATGTAATAATTTAGTACCTTCAGGTCCAGCGGTTATTTTATAAACCAACTCACTTCTAATGATTCTGTTTTTTAAATTCATATCAGCAGCGGTAAGTAAAATATCGAATGCTGGTGCAACATAATACCCCATTCTTCCGTTAGGACCACCAGTACCAACACCACCACCAACTTGTGAAAAACCACCACCAAAACCATAATCGATACCACCATAATTAGCTAACAATGCTTGACTAGTCGCTGGAGGTGTTATCCAAAGAACTTCGTTTATTTCACGGCCAGCTGGTATTTGATATACTTGACGACCAGATTCTAATTCAACATAGTCTTTTTTAAGTTCCCATGGTCCTCTAGTTTGTAAACCAACTTGTTTTGAATACGCATAAGTATATTGTGTCATAAAATCAAAATTTCTAACACTTAAAGCAAATGCCATATCAATAGTATCCATGTTTTGACCTATAATTGATTGCCATTGATGTTCTATAAGCCATTCTTGCACATATTGTGCGTAGTCTTCTATTGAAATCTCCAATAGAGTACATAGTTGTTCATCTGTCAATTCTATTTGACGGATTGGAGCACCTACTGAATGTCTAAATTGTCTAAAAAGTTTATCTTTTTCTTCTAAACTAACGCCCATATTTTTTCTTTTCTTATAAATATAAGAAAAAATCAAATTAAACTAAAAACTTCTTAGTTAATTCGACGGCTTCGGTAATGGTTTTAAACGAAACGTTTGGTACAAATAGTTGTTTTTCAATTCTAACAATCGGCACTTCTTCGGCGTTAGATACTTCTAATATTTGTTGAAATTCTTCTTGATTTTCTGGTAAATCTATATCAACATTTCTATATTCAATATTTTCTTGTTCTAACAAGTTTTTTAATTCCGTACAATAAGGACATTCACTCATTGTGTAAATAGTTACTTTATTCATATAATTTTTCTATTAATTTTTCTGTTATTTCTTCTTCGGTAAATTCTTTTTCACCCATTATAATTGATATTACATCTTTTTTAGTGTTAAGCATATCCCACATTCTAGTTGATATGGTATCATCGAATAATTGATAGTAAACATTAACATCGTTTTTTTGACCTATACGGAATGCTCTATCTTCGGCTTGTTCGTTATTCCCTGGCACCCAATCAAATGAATTAAAAATAACAACCGTACCCTCAGTAAGTGTAATACCAACACCAGCTGATTTAATATTACCAACAAAAACCTTAACCTTATCATTGTTTTGAAATGCGTCAACAGATTTTTGTTTCATAAAATTAGACATAGGTCCGTTATGTTTAACAGCCGCTTTACCAAAATGGTCAGCAATTGTATTTAATTCATCTGTGAAACTTGTAAATACAATAACCTTACGACCCATTTCGATTGCATTTTCAACCATTTCAATTGTGTAGGGTATTGCTTGTTGTGCAATAAATTGTCTAAGAAGAATTAATTCTACTAAATCCTTCTGTTCTTCTCTGACTTTTTTACCAGCAGCTTTTTTAGCCAATATGTATTCTTCCCATAAATATTCATATTGTTTTTTTTGCTTACTATCCAACAAATGATACATTGGAGAAACAACTTTATCTGGCATGTCCAAAACTTCTGTTTTAAGTCTTCTAAGAATAATATTTTTAGTCTTAGAAGCCAATTCTTCTAAATTGCTAGCACCATCAGTAAGCCATATTTGTTTTTTTTGACCATTTTTAAGCGTTCTAAAGAACTTTCTACCTTCACAGTATCTAGTTGCATAGTGTTGCCAATTATTAGCGATAGGAGACTTTATAATCTTTAACAAATTAAAGAAATCCATAGGTCTGTTAGCAACTGGTGTACCAGTTAATAACCAAACTTTTTCTATGTTATGTTTAGTTGATAGTTCGACCATAATTTTACCTCTAATACTATCATTATTTTTAAGATAGTGAGCTTCATCTATTATACATAAATCATAACCAGCTTCAGCTAATTGTCTATGTATTGTAGGGTGTTCGTTTTCTTTACCTTTTTTTACTAGTGTGTGAAAATTTTTAAGGATATCAAAATTTATTATAGAGAATTTAGAGTCTGAAAATTTCTTTCCATCAATAATTGTTGTTTCATTAGAAAAAACGTTTATTTCTCGTTCCCAGTTAATCTTTGTTGATGATGGGCATACGATAAGTATTTTTTTTGCACCACTTTCTATTGCAGCGATAATTGATTGGATAGATTTACCTAGACCCATATCATCAGCAAGTATACACCCGTTTCTAGATAATAAAAATTTTATACCTTCTTCTTGGTGTTGATATAATTTTTTACCTAATTTACTTAACACATCATTGTATTTAGTAAAATCAACATTGACATTTATGGATTCAAAATATGGGTCATCTGTTACTTGTGTTTTTGGTAACCAAAGCAATTTAGATTCACTTTTTTTAGTTAGTTTCCCATAAACGTGGTAAGCTTTTTCTGTTTCAGCTAACATAAATTCGATAAGAATTCTTTTGGGTGTAAAATCTAATTCCATTTTTGTTTTTAATTCTTCACCTAAATATTCGGTAATATTAACCACACGATTCATAAATTGTGGGTCTCTATCTACATTATCTATAATATATCTTGATTGCGTGTCAGTTAACAGCAATTTTTTTGTCTTTAAATATTCAGCCTTAAGTGTTAGTATGTATGGATTATACCCATCATATGTTTCTAACATATCTAATGCTGAACGACCTTTTATATCATTAAGTGAAATCAATCTACATATTCTTTTTTTTTACGTTATAACATTTAAATATAATAAAAAAATAAATAAAAATCAAGGGTTTTAAGTTATTATTTAAAATATAAATATTTATAATAAAAATACATATATGAACAATCAAAATAACAATATCACACCCATAACTAGAATCAATAAATTTTTCTCTGAAGAAGATTTTAATTTAGAGATTTCAATGGGTCGCGAGGCAATTGAAGGTGATGGAAATTTTACAGTTATCCTTTATAGAGTTGACCGCGATATGACAGAATTCGATAATGTTTATGGTGAAGCATCGGCTGATGGTATAAGATATTTCCCACCAGTTGAGTTAAAGGTAATTCCTATAATGGCTGAAGCTGAAAATAAAGCGTATAATGGAAACGGTAGCCTTAGATACTTACAAGATGGGCAATTGACTTTTGGAATTTATGATGCTCAACTAACTGATTTAAAAACACAGATAAGTTATGGTGATTATATCGGATACCCAGTTACTGAAACTGAAATAAGATATTTTAGTGTTGTTAATGATGGTGTGAAAAACTATGACAATAAACATACAATTATGGGTTATAAGGGTGCCTTTAGAACTATATTGTGTGCAAGTGTTGAATATAACGAATTTAAAGGAGTTTAATAATTATGATGCCAAAAGGATACATAACAAATATAGATATTACCAATGGTAAGATTGGTCCAGAGAGACGTCAAGAAATTCTTGACGGTATTGCTGACCAAGGTACTTTTTTACCTAGAGGTGTAAACGCTGAAGATATGGATTCTTCAGTTGTTGATTTTTTTAATTCTGAAGATGGTTTATCTATCAGTATTGATGGAGAGAAGGTACCTGTTATATTTTTAACGATACAAAGATGGAATGAATTTACTAAAACATGGAGCTTCACCGATAAGTATAAAAATATAAGTATGCCATTTATAACAATACTTAGAAAACCAGATATACAACAAGGTCAAAATCAAGCTGGTTTATGGAACATCCCAGGTCGTCGTACTTACACTTATATGAAAGTACCAACATGGGATGGTGCTAGAAGTGGTGTTGATTTATACAAAGTACCACAACCAGTCTCAGTTGATTTAACTTATGAGATTAGAATCTTTACAACTAAAATGAAAGACTTAAATTTATTTAATACAGCTATTCAATTAGCCTTTCAATCTAGACAATGTTATATAAACGTAAAAGGACATCCGATGCCATTGCATTTAGAGTCTATAGGTGATGAGAGTAATATTGATGACTTTGAAAATAAAAGATTTTATGTTCAAACTTTTGAAGTGACTTTATTGGGTTATTTGTTAGATGAATCTCAATATGAGGTAATTCCAACTATAAATAGAACTGTAATGGCTTTAGAAATTGATGAGAGAAAAATATTTAACGATGTTTTATTTGATGCGTCTAGAAAAGATAATATAGCTAATTATGCTTTTATTTTTAAACCTAGGTCTAATAATCAATTTAGTTTTACTTTACAATATGATGTAAACTTTACTCAGTTAATAGATGTTAAGAATATATCTAGAATAACAATTATATCTAATGGTTCAACGATATTTGATGGTACGATAATGAACACACCTTTAATATTAAGTGCAAATGATATTATAACAATAAAAGTCACTAAAAACTATTTAGCTGTAAGTGAATTTAAATTATTAGGTACAACAAGCACAACATAATGAACAACGGACAAAAATCTTTAAGTATAAACGAAACGTTTATTTTAGAACCCGTAGATAGTATCACTTTGACATTATGAGTGAAAGAGAAATAGATTTTGGTTATAATGAAATAATTGTTAATAACCCAAAACATACTTTTTACGGTTTTTAAATTAAATGAAAATATTCATGATATTTATTTATAAACAAATTATATGTCTCAAAATATTAGGTCTTTTCAAATAGGTACCATTTTTTATCAAAGTGGTAATGGTATGCCAATACACATAGCAACAAGAGGGTGTGTGTATATCGATGTTGATACTGGTACAATGTATATAAATAAAGATGGTTTAGTTAATTGGTCAGAGTTTTCATCTAACCCATTTGATTATATTCATTTTAACACTGGTACAACAGCCACATATAATGGTGGCGACCTTTTTTGGGTGGATAGTGAAAATGCTTTATCTTATAAACCATACACTTTAAATAATGACGTTACCGTTAATATAGGTCAAGAATCTTTAATAAGGGTTTATAATGATTTAGGGTACCAAATTAACAACGGACAAGTTTTACACATAACTGGTTCTACAGGTGGTATACCAACAGTTGCGTTGGCTAACGCATCAAAATTAGGAACCGTATTTACTGTAGGTTTAGCACAAACTTCAGGTGTTGCAACTCACGATATACCTAGCGGACAATATGGTTTTATGACAAACTTTGGCGTAGTTAGAGATTTAAACACATCAGCGTTTACCGCAGGGCAAGAGGTATTTTTATCTGATACTATTGATGGGGCTTTAACCAACGACCCAAATGATATTGCATACACTTCAAGGGTTTCAACCGTTGGTTATTGTTTGGAATCAAATGCAACAACAGGTAAAATATTAGTTCAAATTACTAATGAAAACGCTGTACAAAGTTTGACACAACTACAGGTAAATGTGTTGTTGGGTAATACAATATCGACAGGTGTTTTTAATTTTACTGGAATAACGTTGGCGTCAAGCAACACGTTTAACGTTGCACCAGTAGATGCTTGGTTGGTTGACAATACAACAAATCCTTTAGTTCCAGAAGTTCTTTATGTTAAGTATTCTGGTCAAACAAATATTCCATCACTTTATTATAATACGGCAACAGAAACATACCTGTTACTTACTAGTGCTGGTACTATAACACAACAGACAACATTTCCAACACCGCAACAAAGAAGACAAAATATTTATTTGGGTAAAATGGGTCATGGTAATAGAACTAGTCTTATTAACGCATTTAACGAACCCGATTTAGACGTATCACCATTATCACAACTTCGTGATATGTTTACACCGATTAAATTAATAAATGAAAATATTTATCCAAGCCCTAATTCAAATCTAACATTTAATACTAGTAGTGGAACTTTATTTGGGTTAGGTATTGGGTTTACGACAAATCAACTTAACCCAAGTAGTATAAGTGTATCAGGAAACTCACCAACAACATTTCAATATAGAACACAAACAGGTGGTACAGTAACCAATAGAACTACAATAGACCCAGCAAATTATGATTTAAATGGTGTAGTCACTTCAATTGGAAGTCCAGCAAAACAAGCGACAAACCAAAGAATATATTTGTTACAAAATGGTCAATTTAGGATACAATATGGTCAAACTAAATATGCTGATTTAACAACCGCAATTGCAGCGGTTAATACAGAAGCATTTACAACATTTTCAAACTTTAGGGATAACGCAGTATTAATTGCAATATTATCTGTTAGGTCAGATGCAACAATTTTAAGTAATATAGCACAAGCCAAAATTACGTTTGCATCAAAATTTGGTGAAACAGTAGGTGGAACTGGTGGTATTTCAACCACTACACTTCAACAAGCATATGAAAATTCAGCAACACCTGAAATAGTAACAAATTCGGCAGAAGGAGCATTATCTATTAAAAATGGTACTGGTAATGCTGATAACGTAACTAATTTACTTGAAGGAATTAACGCAGCTGGAAATACAACTAGTTTTATTAGAGCTGATGGTAATATTTCAGGAACAACAATACAAACAAACGTTGTCTATGATAATGGAACCAATGTAGGGATAGGAACAATAACACCAACATCAAAGTTGCACTCTGTTGCATCTTTATCTGGACCACTTTCTTATGATTCTCTTTCTGCTATTTTTGGATATAATACTAGTACAGATACTGTTTATAATAATCAAGTAGGTGTAGCAGGAAGAGTTCAAACATCTGGTGGAAAAGCCATATACGGTGATGCCTCATTTGGTGCAGGTTGGGGTGGTTATTTTGATGGTAAAGGATATTTCTCAGCTAACGTAGGGATAGGAACAACAACACCTGTAAGTAAATTACACGTTATTGGCGATACTAGAATACAAGGTGGATTAACAGCTTCGACAATATCGTCAACAACAATAACAACGCCAAATATTATTACTAGTTCTACGGGTTTGACTATAAATGGTAATTCAATAATAACTGGTACAACTTTTTTAGGTAATGGAACATTTACAAAAGCTGGTTATGCTACTGGTGATATATTGTTAGATAATAGTGCAAATGATACACCAGGGCTTTTAATGTATTACGCAAACAATAGTAACTACGGTATTGATAGTTGGAATGGTAGCTTCGATGTTTTAAGTGGACAGTTGGTTCGTATTACGAATAAGTTAAATGAGACAGGTGGAGCTGTTAAGGTGGCTGTCGACACATCTGGTAACATGGTTGTCACTGGTTTTATAAAACCAAACGCATGGAGAGCTGGTCAGGTAATTAATGATATTATTTTAAGTAATACCGAAGTAACTATTAGTACAACAACTATTGCTACTAGTACTTCTGATACAGATTTTTTAACGTATAGTTATACACCGTTAAGTTCTACTAGTTATTTGGTGATTCACTATCATTTGTCAGATTATACTTTTGAGAGTGGAACTGGTAATGATTCATATTTTTCTAGAATAAAAGTTGATGGTGCTGAAATAACATATTCAAATCAAAGTACCGTTAATGGTTTTCGTTCTGGTGTTTTATTTCCACTTACTGGTAGATACACAAATTCTAATACTACAGCTAAATCTATAGTTGTTGCGTGTCGTAGAGATTCAGCTGACGATAGTATAACTATTGCTAATACAGCCACTTCAATGTGGCTTAGAATAACAGAGATTGGTAGGTAGAGTTATTCACCATATAAGTCTTTTTTAGGTATACACGCTTCTCTAATTAGCTTTTCAACAAATTGAAACATCTTTAACCCATTTTCTTCACAATATTTTTTAAGAAGTTCATGGGTTAAAGGTGTTATTTTTATGTTTTTATCCCTTTTCATATGTCTTTTACCTATAAGTATGATAAAAGTATGAAAAAAATCATACTAAAAGTGATTATTATTTTTTTACAAACCCACTTTTGAAAAATCAGTGATATTTATTATAAAACAAAACATTAAATTTAATAATATCACTTAAAAAGTAAAAAAATATGGCAACAAAAGTGTTCGTAAGTCCAGGGGTTTATACCTCAGAAAAAGACTTATCATTTATTACACGTCAAATCGGTGTTACAACTTTAGGTTTAGTTGGTGAGACTACTATTGGTCCTGCTTTTCAACCTATTTTTGTTGGCAACTATGGCGAATTCCAATCTTTCTTTGGTGGACAAAACGCTACTAGAGTAAAAGATAACGGTGCACCAAGATATGAATTACCTTATATCGCTAAATCGTATTTATCTCAATCAAACCAATTATTCGTAACTAGAGTATTAGGGTTTTCTGGATATGATGCAGGTAAAGCATGGGGTATAACATTACAAGGTACATTAGACCCTGATACTGTTGGGGTAACTTCATCAGGAACCACATACACTCCTATAATTTCATATACAGCAATAAGCGCTACTGATGAAGTTGTTAGTGTTGTTTCAAACGTACCTTTAATTCAACAATTATATAATGATGGTACTTTAGTAAATCCATTGAATATATTGGGTACTTTCAGTGCTACAGGTGATGTCGCATCTATAGATGTAGAGTACAAAAAAACAGGTGCTACTTATAGTGGTGTATCATTTAATTTATATGTTAATTCATTTGGTACTACTGGTTTATATAAAACTGGTACAACAACAGGTGCTACAGTTACTTATTCTGGTTCAGCATATTCTGATGTTGAAAACAAGTTGGTAACTTTATTACGTTCTAGAGGTACGATAAATTCAGCTACACAGTTACCTAACTTTGAAGTTAGTGCGGCTACAGGTAATTTAGGTTTTAACCCTACTTATACCGCTGCAAATAGTGACGCGTTAGGTGATTTCGCGTTGACTGGTACATCTAATACTCAAGGTGCTTTTAGTTATGTATTATCGTTTGATAAAACAAAACAAAACTACATTACTAGAGTATTGGGTAGAGAAGCTCAAGATGGAACAACAGCAATTTTTGTTGAAGAGTTCTATAACAATATGTTTACTGATTTAAACGCTGCTGAAAAAATAGCTGGTGTTAATTTAAGTTTAATTAACTATAGTGGTGAATTTTCAGATTATTTAAAAGAATACCAACCAGCAGTTACACCTTATGTAGTTTCTGAATTACGTGGTACTAACTTATTTAGATTATTTAGATTCTGGACAATATCAGACGGTAACGCTGCTAACGAACAATTTAAAATATCTATTAGAAATATTAATTTAGATTCTGGTGAATTTGATGTTGTTGTTAGAGGATTCTACGATACTGATGCTCAACCAACTGTATTGGAAACATTCAGTCGTTGTACTATGAGCCCAACATCTAATAATTACGTTGCTAGAAGAATAGGTACACTTGATGGTGAATACCCATCTAAATCATCTTATGTTCTTATTGAGATGGATACTGATTCAGATACTAGCGATATGGTTCCAGCTGGTTTCGTAGGTTTCCCAATTAGAGATTACCAAGAAAGTGGCAATATAACAGTTGTTAACCCTGCTATTGAGTATAAAAAAGCTTATGGTACATTTGAAAATAAACGTAAATATTATTTAGGTTTATCTGAAACTGTAGGTATTGATTCGGATTTCTTTGATTATAAAGGGGTTCCTGTAGGACAAACTTATGATATGTGGACTGGTCTTACAAAAGGTTTCCATATGGACGTTAATGCTACTGGCGCTACAATCGACAATGTATTTATTGTGATTAACAATAGTGGTGATACATATAATCCAATATTCTTATTTGATACTGGTGACGCTGCGTTTAACAGTACTGCTGTAGCAGATGCTAATAACCCATATAATAAAATATATGCGCGTAAATTTACATTTGCACCTTATGGTGGTTTTGATGGATGGGATATATACAGAACTAGAAGAAGTAACTTAGACTCATTCTTAATCAACGGTACTAATGGTGTTAAAGGTTTAAATAGTGGTGCTTTTACTAATAGAACACTTACAAACGGTGATTTAGGTATTAATTCAGATTACTACGCATATTTAGAAGCTATTTGGACATTTAAAAACCCAGAAGCAGTTAATATTAATGTGTTTGCAACTCCAGGTATTGATACGTTTGATAACAGTAACTTAATTGAGGCTGCTATTGAAATGGTTGAAACTGATAGAGCTGACTCATTATATATTTTAACAACCCCAGATACAAATGCTGGTGGTGAGGTTATGTCAGCTGAAGAAATTTCAGATTTCTATTCTGATGGTTCTTTCGATAGTAACTACTCATGTACTTATTGGCCATGGATTCAAGTAAACGATACTGAAAATAATGTTTACATTTGGATGCCGCCAACAAGAGATGTAGTTAGAAACATCGCGTTAACTGACAACATTGCATTCCCATGGTTTGCTGTTGCTGGTATTCAAAGAGGTGATGTTGACTGTATTCAAGCTCGTAAAAAACTTACTCTTTCTGAAAGAGATGCGTTATACGAAAATAGAGTTAACCCAATTGCAACTTTCACATCAGATGGTGTTAAAATCTGGGGTAATAAAACTCTTCAAGTTAAAGAATCTGCTCTTGACAGAATCAACGTTAGAAGACTATTGTTACAAGCTAGAAAACTTATCTCTGCTGTTTCTATCAGATTGTTATTTGAACAAAACGATAGTGTTGTAAGAAATCAATTCTTATCATTGGTTAACCCAATCTTAGATAATATTAGAGCTGAAAGAGGTCTTACAGACTTTAGAGTGGTTCTTTCAAATGACCCAGAAGATATCGATAGAAATCAACTTACAGGTCAGATATTCTTGAAACCAACTAGAGCGTTAGAGTTCATCCAATTAGAGTTCGTAATTATGAACACTGGTGCATCTTTCGATAACATCTAATAAAAAATAAACAAAACAAAAAGGCTTCCTTAGTGGGAGCTTTTTTTTGTTTTATAAGATATTTATGTTAAACAACTATTATGAAGCTTATAATTACAGAAACACAATACAATAGACTTTTTTTAAACGAAGAAAAAGAAGTATCATTCAATTTTGATAATGACACCATATTGGCGTTCGGAAAATTAATTGGATTACCAATGAAAGGTCAAAACGGTTTTTTAGCTGATAGAGCGTTAGATAACCAAGAAGTATTATCTAAGATTTATTCAATTATGACAAATGTTGATGAGAAGAATAAAATTATCGATGATTTGGGGAATAAAGGTATGGTTGATTCAGACAAAAAACTACATGATAATATTGAATCAATCGTTACAAATTTTAATAAATATTCAAAAGATAAAACATTAAATTTGGATACCGTGTTGAATAAAATACTTAGAAAATAAAATAATTTTTATTTTTTCTTCAATTTTTTTTCTTTCATGATATTTATAATTAAATAATAATTTATTACCAAAAAAAGGTACTAATACATATCTTAAAAAAAACAAAAATTATGGCTGATTTATTAATGAAAATGCCCCTACCATACGAGCCTAAGAAAAAGAATCGTTGGTTAATTACATTTCCAGCTGACTTAGGTATCCAACAATGGTGGTTATCTTCAGCATCTAGACCTTCAATAACACAAAATGAGGTTGAGATACCTTTCCTAAACACATCTACATGGGTTATTGGTAGATTTACTTGGGAAGCAATTGACGTTACATTCCGTGACCCAATTGGTCCTTCTGCTACTCAAGCAATTATGGAATGGGTTCGTCTTCACTCTGAATCAATCACAGGTCGTCAAGGTTACGCTGCTGGTTATAAAAGACCAGTTGAGTTAGAAATGCTTGACCCGACAGGTGTTGTTATCGAGAAATGGTTATTAGATGGAACTATGCTTACAAATATAGGATTTGGTGACTTATCATTTGAGGATGACGGTATCGCTGAGATTACAGCAACTCTTAGATTTGATAGAGCAATCTTGCTTTTTTGATATTGTATTGATTATCAATTGGTTACAAATTTTTATAAAAATAGCTTTATCAAATCATTGACTTATAAAAATTCTTTTAGTATATTTGTGTTATTACAATATATTAAAAGAATTTTTTTATGGTTAAATGTAAAATATGTGAATCTGAATTTAAATCTATAGATTCATTACGTAGACATAATAGTCAAAAACATAATATTAACGCTGAACAAACTTATATTGATTATGTGTTGGGTGGTGTTGAACCTATATGTAAATGTGGTTGTGGTGAAAAACCAAAATATTTAGGAATAGATTCTGGTTACAGAGATTATATTAGAGGTCATGCTGCCAGAATTAATAATAATTGGGGTCACAACCCATATGTTGTTAAAAAATCTCATGAGACTCAGAAAAAAATGTATAAATCGGGTGAGCTTACTATATGGAATAAAGGTTTGACTATGGATGATGAGCGTGTTAAGGACAACATAGAAAAGATTATGTCTAACCCTAATAGAGGTAAGAATATTTCTAAAAAATTAAAAGATATCCCAAAATCTAAAGAACATAAAGAAAATATACAAAAAGCTGCTATTTTAAGATGGAGTAACGAAGATGAACGTGAAAAACAATCACATAGATTAATTTCGAATTTGATTAAAAATAATTATAGAAATAAAAAGACTAAATTAGAAATTAAATTTCAATCAATTTTAGAATCTTTAGGGTTTATAGAAAAAATTGATTTTATTTATCAAAAACAAATTAGTTCAGCTATTTTTGATTTTTATTTTGAGGGTAAAAATTTATTAATTGAAGTTGATGGTGATTTTCATCATTGTAACCCAAATTCGATTCATTCAATTCCAAAATATGATATTCAATTAAAAACAATTTCTAATGATATTAGAAAAAACAGAATAGCTGATAATAAAAAAATAAAACTATTAAGATTTTGGGAATTGGATATTAATAATAATTTAGATAGTGTCATTGAAATTTTGAAAAAAGAATTATTCTGATATTTGTTTAGATACGAAAATAAAAACCTCTCTAGTAGAGGTTTTTTATTTACAAAAAAATTGATTTTATTATATTTATTTTTTAGAACAATAATATAATAAAAAAAAGTTTTTATATGTCAGATATTAAACCAAATGTTTTCCCAAACAATCAACCACAAAAACCTAATTTAACCGAAGCTGAAAAACTTGCAGCGTATGAAGCTGAAAAGATGATGGTTACTAACGAAATTTATTCGTCTCAAATGCAAACAGACACACCTTATGAACATATGAGTGCGATTGAACAAATGAGATATAGAACTGAAGCTCAATTAAAACAAAGACAAGACATTGGCGTTGTTAAAGACCCTTCATTATCAGAAAAAACCAATTCTAGAGTATTTCAACAACCAACTAAAAAAGACAACAACGAAGAACAAATTAGACTTAGAGATGAGCAGTTAAAAAATAATTTACAACAAACTCAGAACTATCAACGTTTATCTCAAGAAGCTATGGATAGAAATAAAGAATATTACGAACAACAAACAATGGAAAATAAACCAAGTTATCAACCACAACCTAGTAGTCCTGTTATTAAAGATAAGACTACTTATACATCACAACAAGCAATAGACCCATACATATTAGAATTGAGTCAACCAAATTATAACGCACCTTTTGATGTTATTCCTTTACCTTCTAAGGGTAAATTATATAGAAATAAAAAACAAAATGTAAGATTAGCTTATATGACAACGGCTGATGAAAATATCCTTACTAGCCCTAATTTATTAAAAAGTGGTGAGTTTTTAGAAATTCTTATAATTCTC